TACGCTTTAAGTGTAATAGTAGCAGCATCATTTGGGGTTAGGTCTGTCATAGGTATAATGAATAAAAAGAAATGATATTTGAATCCATTGCAGCCGTAACAGCAGCATTAAGTGCTGTAAATGGATTGATTGGTCAGGTTAAAGAATCTGGTGGTCATATAGGTTCTGTATTAGATAGAATGCAAGCTATCAATAGCGGTATGCAAAAGTATGAGATAGAGAAACGTGAGTCTTTAGTACAACCTTTAACACCACAGGAGGCTATGAAGTTAGCTATGGCTAAAAGACAGATGGAAAGGTTTCACGAAGAGCTAAGAAACATGGCAGTTCTTTCTAGAGATCATCAAAAATTTGTAGATGATTACTTTCAAGTAATAGCAGAGTCTAAAGCTCAACATGAAGCTTCAGTTAAAGCTGTTATAGAAAAACGTAAACAAAGAAAACAATTAATGCATGATCTTTTTGTTTGGACTTCAGTAAGCGGCATAGGTTTAATTATAGCTGCGGTAATAATTGCATTAGTTATAGCATTACTTAAATGACAGTCATGGCTTTTATGTTAGTTGTTATCATTAACGGTAACACATTAGATAATGATGGATGGTATTTTAGAAATGTTTATCGTTGTAATACATTCGCTCATGCAGTAGAGCATGGAAATGTAAGTCACTACGATAGAAGAGGAAGGCAACTTAATATCTCAGCATATTGTGTGCCTGTAACTGTACCTAAAACCACACAGTTTTGGGATTAAATTAAACTAACCTAATGGAGGTAATAAGATTTACAAACTATGGCAAAATTTATACTTGTAATTATTTTAAACACAACCCCACAATATATTCAAGTATTCGATAATAGAGAACAGTGTTCTTTAACTGCTCAACTAATAAGAAAAACTGAACAACTTCAAAGTTACTGTGTTCCTTCTGGAACTCCTGTAGTAGCTGAAGTAATGAGAAAAGAAATAACAGGATAATTTTATGGCTACCAAGAAGACCAAAAAAAAATCTACCGTCAACAAAGCTGGTAATTATACTAAGCCTACCATGAGAAAGAATTTGTTTAATAAAATTAAAGCAGGTTCTAAAGGAGGCAAGCCCGGACAATGGAGCGCACGTAAGGCTCAGATGCTGGCTAAACAGTATAAAGCAAAAGGTGGTGGATACAAGTAATGGCACTCAAAAAATCTCAAAAGTCTTTAAAGAAATGGACTAAACAGAAATGGAGAACTCCTAGTGGTAAGAAGTCTTCAGAAACTGGAGAAGTCTATGCACCTTCTAAAACTATTAAGAAGTTAAAGTCTACTGCGGCAGGACGTAAAAAACTTGCAGCGGCTAACAAAAAGAAACGTGCAGCAACTGCAAAGGGTAAACAACATGCAAAGCATGGGCTACATAAGGGGAAGAAACGATGAGAGAAGATTATAAAAAAGGAGGGAAGTCTAAGAGAGATCCTAGATTAAAGAGAGCAGGAGTAGCTGGTTTTAATAAACCTAAGCGAACTCCTAGTCACCCTAAGAAATCTCACATTGTGGTCGCTAAGGAAGGTGACAAAATTAAAACAATTCGTTTTGGACAGAAGGGAGCTAAGACAGCAGGGAAACCTAAAGCTGGAGAGTCTGCTCGTATGAAAGCCAAGCGTAAAAGTTTTAAAGCAAGACACGGTAAGAATATTAAGAAAGGTAAAATGAGTGCAGCTTATTGGGCTGATAAGGTTAAGTGGTAGAATGAAACAAGTCCAACAGAAAATAAAAACAAAAAAAGAAATAGCTGAATGGATTAAACAGCAAAAAGATAAAAGGAATAATCAATGATGGGAATGGAAGATTTTTTCGGTGGCCCTGAAATGCCTGAAACAAGCGTACTAAAAACAAATGCAGATGTTGTGTCTCATGTAGCAGAGGCTATAGCAGGTTCAACAGATATAGAACTATCTAAAGCTTTGTTCGATATACTTAACAATCATTCTGATGTTGTATTAGAAACAAGTCAAAAGATAATGTGTAAATATAAAATGCATTTGCAATCAGTCAAATGATAGAAGCAACAGCAGCAGCAGTTCCTGTAGGTACGTGGGCTAAGAATAACTCAGTAGAAGTAGTTCGACACGATAAGAAACATGGTGAAGAGCATAGGTTACAGACAGTTTTTAGAACAGTATACTACGAGTTTGCTGATGGAAGGGTTCAGCTAAAAAATTATACTTCTCAGAATTCTACAGTATCTTTACTAGCTTAACGCTTGAATTTCTTTTTCTAAATAGTCATGGAGGGTAGCCAGTTTAACTAGCCCCTCCTTGATTATTTTATTTACAAGCACTCGTTCTTCTTCTTCTTTAAATATTTTAGATATTTCTTTTTCAGGAATACCACTAAGCTCTGTTACTAAGTTACCTTTAGTATCTAAAAGTATTTTAAACGAGAGTATAT